CGGTAACAGAAGGTCTTTCATCTACTGGAAATACGTGTTTTGTGCAATAATCTGTTCCTACACCTTTTGGCCTAGGAATAATTTCTCCAAAATAATTTCCTACATCTGAATATCCATTATCGCCGGCAGGTGGAGTATATGGAGCTTCTCCGGTCATTTCTGGACTACCTGATGCTGCTCCTTCATAATATGGATATAATCCAGATGCAGTAGGTGCCAACCCAGTTATCAATGTATCATAGTGATGAGGTGATTGTACTGGTCTTTTGAAAGGAACTACTTTAACTCTTTCTAATGCATGAGGCTCAACCAATAATCCCATTGCTTCATCAGTTCGATCCGGTAACATTTGTTTTATAGATTGGAATAATGCAAAATCGTATTGAGCAAATATTCTCATGTATGCATTTATATCATTTCGATCTGAATATTTTTTCCAATATTCTTTTGCAAATTTTGATAGATCTGGATAATGATATTCATATTGATCATCAGGGTCACCTACATAATCATCTAACGCCACATCACCTATATGATTGAATATTTCTTTATTAATTTGATCAGCCATTGAATAAAATAATCCTAATCGATTACTATCTAATGATGCATTATCAAATCTAGATACTTCTGCAGTTGCAACAGGCGATAATCTAGTTATTAATTTATTCTCATCAAATCTAATTTTTTTAGACTTAGGCACATTACCTCCTAATGATACTCCCTGAACATAATATGTTTCTTCATGTGGCAAGTAATTTCCTCGCTGAGCATTAACCGGTGTTGCAAATAAACTGGCAGTTGCATATTGATTATGGCCGTCTGGATACGGCGGAGAAAAATCAGTTATTGTTGAATTAGGATGACTAGATGTTATAAATAAATTAGGTTCTCGAGAATGATCGACAGCATTCAAATTAGTTCCTAATGGATAATGTCTTACTAGAGTATCGTATGATGATGTTGCCGACAATCCTGATACATATGAGGTTGGATTAAGAGTATGAAGATCAAATGCTTCTTGAGTTAATATTTCCATCCACTCACGATATTCTTGCATTGAACCACTAAACTTACTTGCTATAATACCGGCTGCGCCAAATAACCCATTGCCGGTTGATCCACCTAATATTAATTTTTTATTTTCTGTTTTAGATGCCCAATATTTTACAATTGTTGCAGCATTAGCTGTATTCGATCCAGACCCCATAAATAATGACCCAGATGTACGATGTATAATTTTATCATCAATATAATCAGATGCTTTCTGTGTTTGGAAATATATTCTTGGAACAGTAGGTGTACTGTGACTAGCAGTTACAAATGGATACGCTGTCCATAATCTTACATTCCAAAAATCTCCGTCGTATAATGGAACATAATTTGTATAACTAGTAAGTGCATTTCCTAATTTTTCATCAAACTCCTCTCCTCCATTACCAACATCTCTGAATTGGAAAAATAGTCTACCGTATTGATCTGAACCTGAATATGATGCTGTATATTGAATTCCCATTGCCCAATGCATATTAGCTGTATTGACTCTAGGAATATTACTCAACAAATACATAGATTGTTTATGTCCTGGCTTGAATCTAAATTCTATAGTATCTGGCGGACGTTCTTCCCAATTAGTCAAATCAGTATCAGCTGACGATCCAGTAACAGCATCTGGAGTAAATCGTAATGATTTATTTGATGCGGCTGACAATCCCCAATTTGCTATTGACGAAGAATAAACACCTCTTGAAAATTCTAGATTTGCATTTTGATTGAAATTCAATGCATATGTAAATCTATCTTCAATTAAAGTTGCTTCATCCTCTTGTATTTTAGGACCACCATATTCTCTTATGCTTAGTAAAGTCTGAGGAATACCATATGTATTCATTAACGCTTTAACACCCCTTGCAGTCCCTTTAGTTTTAAGTAAATGTGGTAGATTATTAACTATTCTACGCCATACTTCAGTTGTTATATCTTCATCTGATTTAGTAAATATACTACCGGTGCTAGCCAATGAGCCTGTTTCACTTCTTCCTAATTTATATTGCCATAATTGAGTTGCTTGTTTACCATTGTATAATTTCCAACCTAATGATTTTGCAACATTATATAATGTGTCTTTTGTATGACCTAATTTAGGATGTTCTATAGGATGATATGTTCTTGCTAATGCATCAGCATATGAATACAAAATATCATAATGGTGACCTACCATATTTACAAACAATTCATATTGATCGTTATTTGAATCTAATCTAATATGTTCTGGAATTGAATTTACTAACGATTTTTCATTCAACGTATCATATAATGATGCTGAAGCTAATGTTCCATTATACCATTCAGTTGCAATACTTGAAGTTACATTATGTACTACATATTCTCCACCGCCATAACTGGCTGATAAATATTTTGGATATGGTTGAATCTGTATACATCTGCTGCTAATAAGCCTCCTTCAAGTCTGGTTGGATTTCCTAAATTATGTTCTTGATCATAAACAGGCTGATGAGTAAATAAGCTAGCTGTTGGTTCATTATAAAGCCATTTTTCAAATCCATCAAATGAGCCAATCACTGCAGTTTTCTTAGCAACTGCAACATTTTTATCAGTGTTTAGTGCTGCTATATTTGACGAATTTTGTGATAATAATTTTATTTGAGTATCGTAATGTTCAATTTGTTCTAATTTATATTTGAAATTAGCTAGCCTTTCTGCTGCTGACGAATAATGAACAAAGTTTTGAAATCCAGAATAATCAACTCCTATAGGAGAATCGGATATCGAACCACTTAACATATTTTGAACAATCTGTTCAGATGTTGATGTAGATTTTCCTAATAATTGAGCATAATTTTGAAAATCAGTTTCTGTTATTGTATTGAACTCATCTACTGCATCAAAATTTGGTCTTCTTATAAATACTCTGGTATCTTCAGAAGATGCATTAATAGATAAATTTATTATTGCAGGATCGGCTAATTCTGCCTCAAACCATCCTTGTTCACCTTCACCCAAATCTTCAGGTAGCGGTTTTAATAATTTTACTGCTAAACCATCATCATGATCCCAACCGGTCATGTTAATTATTGTGCAGACTCTATTTTTTCCAAAATTTACTATTAAATTACCATTACGTAAAGTCTTACGAAGTTCTTTATTTAGTATCGTAACCATACGTACATTTTGCAAGAATGATTCATAAGTACTAGATCCAGGAACTCCTCGAAGATAAAGTTCACGACGATCGGAAGATATTTCAGCTATATAAAGACCAGGATCATCAATATTACCTGTCTCTTGAACCGTTCCATGTACGTTAATTACAGAAATATATTTACCAGACTTAACATTTATTTTATCAACTAAATCTGCTGTTTTAATGTCTATAGTTACAGGACTTACTTCACTTATAGAATTAAATAAGTTGTATGCAGAATCTACATATGATCCATCCATACCATACAAATGACCTTCAATCCTCACCGGTCTTTTAATGCCGACTTCTGCCTTGTCATACGTATCTGCAATATCAATAGATAAATTTCCTAATAGTCCGGCTGATTCAAGCTCTGCCGTCCATTTATTAGGAATTATAACATTGCCTGAAGCTCCAATGCTATTTTCTATTATTTCTTCACTATTTATAAATCTATCTAATGACATGTCTTAGTTTATCTTTATAGGTTCTTGTTTGTAATTACGAGTTAACTGACCCTCTTTAGGATAAATATCAGTACGGACCGATAATGCAGAATTTATTTTACGTGCATGTTTCCATGAAGTAAGAATTATACCATCTTGAATTAATATACTACCCAATCCTATTTTTTGTACAACATTAGGAGACATATTTTTTTGAAGATTTATATCTGGAAATTTTGGTGATAACTGATAAGTAATATCAACAAACATATTATTTTTTATTCCTAAATCTGTACCTTTGTATAATAACTTTTCAATCTTATTAAGATTTTTTGGTCCAGTCAATATAATATCAATATCATTCGTTTTCCAAGATTCTAAAAAACCGCCAGTTAACCAAACATTATAATCATTTGATTCTGGAAGTGATAAAAATTCATTTTTCCAATTTTCAAATTTGTCTTTGGTTGGCGACTGCCTTTCCCATTGCCATTTATATTTTCCATATATCCATTGCAATTTATGAGCCTCCATAGTTATCTTCCGGGTTTTGAGGACCATTAGTATCATTCGGATCATCATAATTAAATGCAGCACTATATCCATGGGTCCATTCATCAAGAGTATAAGGACCGCCACTATTACCTGGTGATGTAGGACCGGTTAGATGATGATACTGAACATTCCAATTACCTGCACTTCTATTTGTATTAAATATATTTTGTAATGAACCTTGTTCAGCAACATATAAGCTATTAAAATCTTGTAACACGCTCTGGCTATCTGTATAATTACCTGTAAAGAATTTATCACGCATATCTGATGAAGCCCACTCTGGAATATATTTAGTTATCAATTCAATTGATTTATTTGACCATACAATATCAAATCCATATGCGGACATATTATATCGATAATACGCAATAAATTGATATGCTGCTAATGTATATGCTCTTTTCACATGTTGCATCAATTGACTCGATACTTCATAAACAGTGTTTGGATTAATCAATTGATCATATTCAGCTTTTAACTGCTGATATCCTTTGAAAATTATACGTTGATTGGTTACGTTATAGTATGATTCTTGTCCATGCCTTCCATCAACTAAATCTTCAATTTGGCTCCTATAACGATGTTGACCACTTTGTTGGCTATGCCATAATGTAGCAGCAACTTCTTCTCTTAAATTTTCTAATGGGCTGATATCCCAATTAGCTGCTTCTGCAGATGCAATTTCAAATAAAGCAGTAAATGCTAAATCCACATTTGTAAGTCCGCCGGTTGAACGAAAACTATTGAATGATGAATTGAAAAAATCTGGAGCAAAATTTACACCATTATCACCGGAAAAATTAACTGGTCCGCCGGCGCTAATTGTGCCATAATTCCACGTATTCGTCAACGCATCATATATATTATCAATAGGTGTGCTAGGCACCATAACTGTAAGTGCACTTGCTAATCTAGTATCATCCATAAGAAATTCAAATAGACCATTCCATTCAGTTCTGTCAGCAATATATGTTGGACCATTCATAATATTATAGTATACAGCTCTACCAAACAATCCGTACGGAGATTCTGGTCCTAACCATGGGGCATTATTATTTAACAATAAAATATATTTTTGATCTAATTCTGCTAACATATTTTCATTCAAAAATCTTGAACACTGAAATACATTAGGATCAGTCACAATTGTAGCTCCATTTAATTGTAGCCTAAATTGATCTGAATCAGATACGCTATTGCCGTCAGCATTAGTATCGAACATTACCACTAAATCTCTTAAGAACTCATACATTTCAGCATTCATTCGATCTCGTTCAGCACTAATAGCCCCTGCACTCAAATTGGTAATATCATTTCCTATATCACTATGCAACGATTCTATATTTGCTTTTGTCTCATTATATAAATTATCTAATTGGTACTGTTGTTGTAATTGGCTGCTTAAGCTGTCTAAACTTTCAACTGCTTCTAGCATTAGATCTGCAGTTGTTGCAGCAGAATAATATTTAATTGAGCCTTCTGGTTCATATGGTTCCATATATTCTAAATCAAATGGATTACCATTATTGGTATTATCCATATATTCTGAAAACTCAGTTAGATCTAATAAGTTTGCACCAGTAATATGAGGGAAATCATTCCATCCAGCTAAATAGCCTTCATTCTCCATTAGTTCTCCACCAGATTCTTCAGAACCGCCTGCTTTCTTTACTGGAGTTTTTGAAGCTGCTTCAAAGTTAGCACAATGACCATTTTTATATAATTCTATTATTGCAAGTTTTCTACTTTCACCATTATATGACTCAGGTCCTCCCGCAGGCATATTTATACCTAAATCCATTAATTCATTATAAAGTTTAAACACTTCAATGTTATCTACAAACTTCCAGTATCCAAATGTCATAAATCTTATATCCGCAGTACTAGTACCGGTAGGTTGACCAAAGTTTGAGTTAGGAGATGCATCATTACCAAACGATTCATTATTATCAAAATAGATATCATATGTGGCAAATGAACCTTCATATTTAGCACGTAATTTTTCTAGACTAGTTTGTCCTTTATATGCTAATTCCATATATGGCTGTCCAAATTCATTTGATGTTCCTTCTTCATAATAATCAGCTGGATCTCTTTTGAATGGAGCTTTTGGTTTATATCCTGAATCAAATCTTACTTGCAATCCCCATTTGTTAGACATGCCTTCCATGATTTGATTATCATTATTTGCTGCGTTTAGAACATATCTTTGAGTGTCTGTAGAATCTGCTCGTCTAATATCACCATACGTCAATTGACGTGCGACTAACATTACTTCTAATGTCTTATAATCTGGAATTCTACGAGCCTTACCGTTATCTATAAAAAATACACAAAAATTGTTAGCACCTTGGTTTTGATCATTATCACCCCTAGGACCTTGTGTTAAATATAAGTGATGCGGATCATCAATATTAAGATCAAAATTGACTATAAATACATTATCTTCAATTTCTCCTTCCGGTTCTCCTATTTCATCTAATTCTCCGACAAAGAATGAAAATTCTTGATCTAATCTTTCTAAAAGATTTGCATTATCTATATTATACGGTTCTTTACTATATAAGTTTCTAATTTTTATTGATTCGCCTTGTACAATATTATTAGGATCAATTTGATATCCAGAATCTGTTTTAGGAGTCTCAGGCAATACAGTTGGTGGAATCCTAGTTTCAGGTTCTGCATATATTTCAGTTAATAACTGACCTTCCTGATAAGCTGCTATATCCGGATAACGATCACGCATTAATTGAATAAGAGCTTCACGTAAATTTACCTCATCAGAAGCAATTGATTTACTATTATTAGGATCTGCCATATTAATTCACCACTTTGAAATAGAAGTCATCAAACGTTTGTGTATCATTTGTTCTTCTACATGTTAACTTTATTTTATAATATCTCTCTGGCATAAAACTATCCATTCTTAAATCAAAGAAACTACCGTTAGTAGTATCTTGACTTATTTTTGTTTTTGAACTGCCAAATACTTTTTCATCCTTTATCATAACTTCTTTTGTTACAGAATCAATTATCTCATATGAACTTGATAGAGGAAGTGTATCTCCTGTTATATAGAAAGATGATGTTGCATATGATTTGGTCGGAAATTCTGGACGAACTCCTACAAAAAATCTTGCAATTTCAGATGTTCTATATTCTGCTTTTATATTTTTGAAATATGGTACATATGTGTTACTAGTGATAGGAGATACAGAATTTATTGAACTATCATCCCAACATACTTCTAATTTTGGTACAAATATTGTATGTGATTCTCTACCAAAAAATGCAATTGAACCTCTTACTAAACCATCTTGTTCTTCAGCAAAAGGCCTTTTAATAATAAACCCATTATTAGTTATACCACCTGCCGTCCAAAGTTTAACTATGTTGGTAACATTTATTCTTAAGTCCGGTGCTTCATTATTAAATGATTGACTAGCTTCAAACCCTGATCCAGTTATCCATGTACCTCCTCCTGCTAATTCTGTTGTTCCTTTTCCTGTGTTACCACTATGTGCAGATGCTGTTGCCCATGCTACTCCTGACTGTGCTACTGCATCACCTGATCTATTATACCATGATGCTGCAATTTTTGTTTTAGGTGCATCATCTACTCTTCCACGACCATTATCCCATGACTCTGATACCGGAAAGGCTTTTATTGTATAAGATTGTAACAAATCACTAGCGTTACATGTATGTAAATTTAAGAAGATAGATGCCGATGACATTACTCCATTATTTAATAATGGAATATCTCC